TATATCCGAAGGGATAGGTTTGGGATAGGTGCTGCTTTTGTGATCACATATGAAAAGAGATTGCTGGTTTGTGATCACGTTTAAAGAGGGGTGGCTGTTTTGTGATCACAAATAAGAGACGGGTAGGGGTTTTGTGCATCCAACCCGCGAAACGTGCCCCATATGAAAAAAGCCGTTAAATTTTCACGTTTTCAGCATTTTATGGACTATATATCAGTTACAAAAGCGTGTCTTTTCAATGGTTTACGCAATGAAATCAGCACAAATCAGCAGAAAAAACATAAAAAGGTATCATGCTACCCCCCTGCGAGGGCCGGTGCCCCCTTCCACGGTATACGTATATGTACAAGCACACAGAAGTGGTTTTTTAAGCCACAACTTTTACGTGTATACGCACCTATGTATTATCACATATTGTTACAAACCTGCAATATATGTAACATTTTACAAGTAATCGCTTCTTGAGGTATTAACAGGGCTCCTTTTCTGCGGATAACTGCGTAGCAGTAGCAGCAAAGTTATAACACTTTAAGTTAAAACACTTAAAAAAGAGTAATACTTAAAAGTAAAGTAATACTTTAGAAGAGTTATAACTTTATATAGAGTGTTGTAAATGGGTTAGTGGACATAGGAAGAGTTATAACACTATAGTAACACTTTGTTCTTGTATAACATGTTTGTAAGTGATATACTTTCTTTAATGTAACACTTTCTCATAAGTAATAATCATAATTTGTGTTACAAACTGGTACGTGTTGCAACTCTTAGTGTTGCTCTCCCCCTTGTCTCCTCTCTCAATACTTGTAGTTTGCGGCACGTACCACTTTTTTACGTGTATTAATGTATTGACAATGAAAAATAAAAACATACAACTATATGCATCTGATAATGTAATAGAAGAGTTTTACGATGCTCTTGTATCAGGTGACGCAGCACGTTTGAAACGTGTACACATTCCTAAGAGTGACGTATTCTATGTAAGGGCAGCTATAGAGGCTGACACTGGCATCAAGTATTCTTTAGATCACGTAGAACGTGCTATGTACTTAGAGGGCCACTTACCTAGAAGAGACGTATTAGATCCTGACAGAAAGCGGAGCTACGGCTAATGCCCTATATGACTAACGGTAAGCGTGACTACAAGAAGCAGAACGCTAAGTATGACAGCAAGCCATCCGTAAAGAAGGACAGGGCTTCTCGTAATGCTGCACGTAAGGCTATGATGGCTGGTGGTTTAACTAAGAAGGGTGACGGTAAGGACGTTGACCACAAGGATGGCAACCCCCGTAACAACAAACGTTCTAACTTGCGTGTACAGACTAAGGCTAAGAACCGTAGTGTAGCCCGTACCAGTGGCAACAAGAAGAAGGTGTAGCACACATGGCTAACGAGACTCGTAGAGAAAAAGCTATACGTAAGACCACCAAAGGTAAGAACGCTAATTACCGTAAGACCAAAGACGGTGCAGGTATGACAGAAAAGGGTATAGCTGCCCATCGTAAAGCTAACCCCAAGTCTAAGCTACAGGGTGCTGTGACAGGTGAAGTTAAGAAGGGTAGTAAGGCTGCAAAGCGGCGTAAGTCTTACTGTGCTAGAAGTGCTGGGCAGATGAAGAAGTTTCCTGCAGCAGCTAAAGATCCTAACTCTCGTTTGAGACAAGCCCGTAAACGTTGGAAATGCTAAGGAGTATAAGCAGTTTTGAAGAGTCAGATTAAACGGAAGATACCTAAACGTAAACGCCCTATTCAGAAACTCAAGAAACAAAGATACTTACAAAAGAAGAAAGACAAGGAGTTTGATGCAGGTGACACTTATATCTCACCTTCCGCTGCCTAGTATGCCTTTCCAGACACATGAGAATATTGTGTTTGAGAGTCAAGACAAAGACAGATCACATAAAGCTAATGTAGAAGAGAAACCAGAGCCTAACAAGGCTACGCCTGACACTGCAGTAGAGGATCTTAAATTAGTTAATCAAAAGTATGCATACCACCCTGATCCAAACAAGCTTAGAATGCCTGATGGTCAGATTGTAGACTTTATCATTGCTTAGGGGTAGGCGATGCAAATTGAGAGAGAGACATTATGGACCCTATTACAATCGCTATGGCGAGTTTCAGTGCTGTTAAAGCAGGGGTTTCTGCCGGGAAAGAAATAACGTCTCTAGCTAAAGACATTGGTAGTTTATTTCAAGCAATAGATGACATTAAGGATGACCACAGTAAGAAAAGAGATAGTGTCTTTGCTAATTCAAATGAGGAAGCTTTATCCACGTTTGTAGCTCGTAAGAAAGCAGAGGACATGGAAGAGGAGCTAAGACAGATCGTCATAGCTACACGCGGCTTCTCTGCTTGGGGTGAATTGGTAGAGTTACGCAAAGAGATACGTGTACGTAATAAGAAGGAACGGGAAGAGAAGCGCAAGAAGACGCAAAAGATGGTAGAGAATATACTTATTTATGGTGGTATAGGTCTAATACTTTTATTTGTTTGTGGCTTTGCGTTACTAATCCTGCTGAAATACATGGGAAAGATATAACATGGCTACACCGACTAACAAAAAACTCTATGCAACTGTAAAGGCAGCAGCTAAAAAGAAATTTAAAACATGGCCTAGCGCTTATGCATCAGCCTGGTTAGTTAAGGAATACAAGCGTAGGGGAGGCAAATATAGTGGCTCAAGCAAAAACAAAGTCGCGTAAGACAGGCCACTTAATACAAAGCCGTAGGGGTTATGCTAAGGGCGGCTTAGGTAAGTGGTTTGGTGAAGAGTGGACAGATGTAAAGACTGGCAAAGAATGTGGTCGATCAGGTAGTAAAGACTCAGGTAGACCTTACCCTGCATGTAGACCTAAAGCTGTAGCTAGTAAGATTAGTAAGAAAGAAGCTGCTAAGAAGACTGGCCCTAAGAAAGTAAAGTGGTCAACGACTGCATCAGGTAAAAAGAGAACAACATAATGGCTAAAGGCGTAAAACACTACTTTAAGGATGGTACTGAGCATAAAGGTGGTATGCATAAGATGCCTAATGGTGAAGTACACTCTGGTAAGACTCACGGTAAGAACAGTAAGAGGTTGTATCACTTGAAAGACTTGAGTGCTACAGCAAAGAAAAAAGCAACAACTCAAGGGAAGAAGTAACATGTCTAAGAAACCAATGAATGCTGGTATGGCAGCACTAAAGAAAGAGGCACCTGCTGTAGCTAAGAAGATGGGCTATATGGGTGGCGGTATGACTAAGAAGAAGGGTTACAACAAAGGCGGTTACTGTGGCGCATCTATGCCAGCAAAGAACCCTGTTAAGCGTGGTAAAGCCTAATGGCTAAGTATTACGATAAGTATAAGAAGCAGCTTAATGCGGCAGGTTACACTATTGATGGTGATGGTATGGTTTGGGATGCTAATGGCAACCAATCTGCAGGTGAGGATCGTTTTGGTAACGTACAAAGTAAAGACCCTAACGTTACTCAGATCTGTATGAATGCAGAGGCATCAGGTGTTTTTAATAAAGTAAAGAAGGCTATTAAGCCAAAAACTAAGAAAGAAGCTTAATGTCTTTTGTGAATCAAGGTAAGCCAGCACGTATTAAGTCTGTTTATGGGCATAATACAGGTACGACTACAGAGAATGTCTATACATGTCCTGCAAACTGTACTGCTGAGATTACTTTTATTCATGTAGTTAATGGTGGTGGTTCTACTAACACAGTAGAAGTAGGTTGGTATGTAGCAACAGCTAACTATGTTTCTAAATTTTTAAGTGCTAAATCTCTAGGTGGGGGTGATTACATAAGCTTCAATCAGATAGATTTAGTACTACAACCTAATGATCAAATAAGAGTTACCCCTACAGGTTCTGGGCATATAGATACGATATTAACAGTTACAGAAACCTTTGTGCCTGTAGGGTAACGGGTATGCACATTATGTATCTACTATAGCGCTAACATATAAGTATAACTATCTCCGCACGTAACATAAGGAGATAGTGCAATGTTTAAGAATTTACTGACACGTATTCAAAACCACCAGCAGCGTAGAGCAGACTACTGGGTTTTAAAGAATATGTCTAATAAAGAGCTACACGATATAGGTATTTCTCGTGGTGAGATATACAACCGTGTATACGGTGAGTATAAGTGAGGTTAAGAAACAGCATTCCTGTTATTCTTAGCCTTACAGTTTTTACTCACATATCATCTGGTGATACAGATAGACAGACAGGTTCTGGACTTAACAGGGGCTTAAATAAAAATAAAGCTTGCTTTTGTAGTAAAACTTCATAAAACTATAAGGCAAGCCTATTTATAAAGGACAACTTCATATGGCAAGAAACCTCACAGAAAACCAACAAAAGTTTCTAGAAGTACTCTTCGATGATGCTGGTGGTGATGTTGTGCTTGCCAAGAAGTTGGCAGGTTACAGTAACGGCACACCGACTCGCATTATAGTGGAGGCACTTAAAGATGAAATTGGAGAAGCTACAAGATCTTATTTCGCCCGTACAGCGCCTAAAGCTGCAATGGCTATGGTACAGGCTTTGTCTGACCCTACAGAGCTTGGGATAAAAGATAAGATGAGTGCCGCTAAAGACTTGCTTGATCGTGCTGGACTTGGTAAAGTAGATAAGGTTGATGTTACCTCAACAGGTGGCGTCTTTTATCTACCGCCAAAAGAAGGTACTAACGAATAGTCAGACCAAAGCACATAAGTAGAGACTTAGAGTATTGGGAGCTACCTAAACCAAAACGTGGCAAAGAGAAAGAATGGCACGTTATAGCCAAGCTAACTAAGAAGCCGCCTTTTGGTTATGAGATACACCACGACAACGAAAACTTGTTACAGCCTATACCGCTTGAGTTAGAAGCCTTAGAGCTTGCAAAGCGGCATCTTCAACAGTATAGTTACAGAGACGTAGCTAATTGGCTCACAAAACAAACTGGACGTAGCATATCACATGCAGGTCTTAGACAGAGAATAGATATTGAGCGAAGACGTAAAAAAGCTGCTACAATTAAACGGAACCTTGCCAAGCGGCTCGAAACGGCGTTATCCGAAATCGAGAGGCTCGAAAAAGGTTGTATCGGAGCGTACTCAGAAGAGTGAGACTGTAGTTACCACTCCAAAAGAGACTGTACCTGCACAGGTAGCCCCTGCAGAGTTTGACGTTGAGGTGGCACAGGATGTAGTGTTTAAGCCTAATCCCGGCCCTCAGACAGACTTTCTAAGCGCATCTGAGCGTGAGGTACTATACGGCGGTGCAGCAGGTGGTGGTAAGAGTTACGCAATGCTTGCTGACCCTTTACATGGTTTAAATGATCCAAACTTTAGTGGGTTACTTGTACGACATACTACGGAGGAATTACGTGAGCTTATTCAAAAAAGCCAAGAGCTTTATCCTAAAGCTGTTCCGGGCATTAAGTGGTCTGAGCGTAAAAGTCAGTGGACTACTCCGAAAGGTGGTAGGCTCTGGATGTCGTATCTTGATAAAGATATGGACGTTACTCGTTACCAAGGTCAGGCGTTTAACTGGATAGGCTTTGACGAGCTAACTCAGTGGCCTACCCCTTATGCGTTTGATTATATGCGAAGTCGCTTGAGGTCTGCCCATAGTACAGACTTAGGTTTGTACATACGTGCTACTACAAACCCCGGCGGCAGTGGACATGCATGGGTTAAAAAGATGTTTATTGACCCTGCACCATCTAATAAACCTTTCTGGGCAACTAACATAGAAACAGGGGATACTATTACATTCCCTAAAGGTCACAGCAAAGAGGGTCAACCTCTGTTTAAGCGTAGGTTTATACCTGCTAGTCTGTTTGACAACCCATACCTAGCCGATACTGGTGACTACGAAGCTATGCTTTTGTCTTTACCAGAACACCAAAGAAAACAACTATTAGAGGGTAATTGGGATGTCAATGAAGGAGCAGCTTTCCCAGAGTTTAACAGATCCATTCATGTCATTGACCCTTTTGAAATCCCAGACAACTGGGTTAAGTTTAGAGCTTGCGACTACGGCTACGGTAGTTATACAGGAGTTTTATGGTTTACTGTCGCTCCCGACGAACAGCTTATCGTCTACAGGGAGCTTTATTGTTCTAAAGTTACAGCTTCTGATTTAGCTGATATGATACTGGAAGCGGAAGCTAATGATGGTGGTATGCGATATGGTGTTCTGGATTCTAGTTTATGGCACAACCGTGGTGATACTGGGCCATCACTGGCTGAACAGATGAACATGAAGGGTTGCCGTTGGCGTCCTTCTGATAGATCTAGAGGCTCCCGCGTAGCTGGTAAGAACGAAATACATAGGCGTCTGCAGGTAGATGAGTTTACTGAGAAACCAAGACTTGCTTTTATGAGTAACTGTATTAACACCCT